ATGCCGCTTGGACCTATGATAACGTAAATTTCAGGGACCCATGTTCTTGGTCGAGTTTTGATTCTCTTGTACTCCTTGAACGACCGGTGATACCGAATCATAGAGCCGAAGTTTTCGTCCCAAAGAGTTTGAATAGGGACGTGATCCTCATCAAGTCGGCGCTTCATGTCCAGAAGATCGCTGCGCTTGCCTTGTTCTTTAGGGGTTCCCCATTCCCATGGGCCTTCCACTCTGGTGTCGGCCTTTTGGACGTACGCTATCGCTTGCGCCTGCGTTCCGCGGCGCACCTCCAGGTGGGCAGCCTCAAGGCCATGAAGCGCCTTGAGTTGAGCGAGGCTCTTCTTGCCCACGCATTCAAGGTACCCTTGAAAATGTAAAGTACCGCTCTCGCCAAGCTCGAGCTGCCAGGTAACATATGAACAATGCACCTCCCACCCGTCTTCGTCGGGGTACAGTTGTGCCTCGGGATTGTTCACGGTAAAACACCAGTTCCGATTTTGCGCCATAGTCCCTATGAAAAGTTGTAAAAACCAGAAGTGCTAACCAGAAGTGACCGGTAATACTGTACGGTCACTTCCGGTAGACCCTCGCATGCAAGAGCCCCTATGCATGCGCTGGGGGCTCCGCCCCCCGCCCCCCGCCCTGCCGGGGGCTAAACCATTTTCGCCCTCCTAGACCCTGCCCTAAACCCCACCCTACCAACTGCTTACCCTAGGTGGATGCTATGAGCCCCTAACGCAAACACCCTACGCCCCTAGTGCAAACACAGTTCCCCTAAGGAACTTACCTGTGAGAAGTGACCCTCTTGCGTCTTTTGGTTTTTTGCTTTTCTATTTTTGGAAATGCTATTTTTGGAATTTCTATTTTTGGAATTTCTATTTTTGGAAATTCCAAAAATAGAATTCCTTGGTAGGGGACAATTTTCATTGTGGGTTGTTTTAATAATAATATTGTGAGAGGGGTGGATTATGGATTTCATGCAAGGCACTCAACCTGTACCTTCTTCTGATGACGATCATGATGGTGGGTCTGATAGTAAGGTCCCTGAGATCATCGATCCCGATGACGAGTTTGATGAGGATGAGATCCTCACACCTGTTGGCTACGTTACGAAAGCAGGTGGTAAGAAACGTCATCGTGAAGCTATGGAGATTGAACGTGTTCAGAACGCTAATGCACGAAAGTTCATGCAACCGCGCAAGGGCTTGAAGGCTTTATATACGGGATACGATGATGAGATGGACAGTGAGGACCAACCGGACTTGGAAGAATACTTCTCCAACTGGCATATCTCCCCAAAGGACGTGATCTTGATCTGCCGATCGTATGCGTCTTACGTAGCAGCCTCGCAGAAAGCGACTAAGAAATAAAAGTAGATTTTCTCTGAGTATATATTGCTGGTGGCGCTGCGCGCCACATTTAAATTTTCAATTTAAATTTGAATTTTTGGTGCCTAATCAACGAATCTGATGCGACAATTGTAGGCCAGGGCTACACCTATGTCACTGAGGGCAAACGCTAGCACGTGGACGCTGTTGTCGACAATGTTGGCTATGGACGGCCCGGTGCCGTCGGTACAATGAACGACGATATCGGTGTCGAAATCGATCTGAAAGGGATGGTGATCCCCAGATGTCGTGATGTTCGTTCCATTCCAACAAAGGGGTTGAGCGGGAAAGTCAAAGTATCTCTGGGCAAGAATACGAAATCGCGGCTCGCTCAGAAGGTTTTGATGGAGGCAATTTTGTGTCGCGATACCATTGCCGGTCTCCGACCCGAGGATATTCACGAATACCTCTTGCGACAGACAAAGGGCACCATTTGTCTGGGTATCCAGCACGACTGCTATGTAAGCGGAACTCCCTGCCGGAGCACCGGTGATACCAGTATCTCCTAGCTGGGAAAAGTTGCCATGGAGCTCCACTCTCGTGATCCGGAAGGCGCGGCCCATCCGTTTGTTCGGGCCGTCGCCACGCTCGACGGTAGAGATGCAGCCAGTATTGCCATCGGTAGCTGTGTTCGATATGGGCAGTGTGGTGAGGGTTAAGGACGTGTCCCAGAACTTAGAAGTGATTCCTTCGTAACCACTGGTCCGATTGTTTATATTCTTATAGTAAGGTCCCCCACGCACAGGATCTTCATCACCCCATATGTCACGAGTGTACCCGTAATTGTGCGGAGGCCCTCTCATTATCAATATTTATTTTCTGGTTTTTGGTTTTTTGGTTGGGCGGGGCTTTCAGCCGACAAAGCGAATGCGGGCCTGATAGGTGAGCTTGGGTGCGTTATAGTTGGAATCACAAAAGGCGATGACGTGCAAGCTGTTGTCCACCACGTTGGCGATGCTGGCGTTGGTGCCGCTGTTGAAGTTAACGACAAGATCCAATGGTAAGTACCAATTGAAGTGTTGTTGCTTGGCGCACCAGCTGAACGTGTCAGCTGCTCCGTTTGAAGTGATACTGACGGGGTTTAGGTCGAAGACCCCGGTCTTGAGAACCTTAAAACGTGATGCGTACAAAAGGTTCCGCAAGGGGCAGGGAATGCCATAAACGTCAGCAGTGCCGTTTTTGAAAACCTGATCCGACGTACACTGAGCGGCATTAGATTGCGTGTCAAGCACAAGGGCAACGAACGCTGTACAAATCTGAGGAGGCGCGGAGGTGGCCTCAATTTGAGGATTGGTGAGGAGCCCGGTGACCTGTACGGACTTGATCACAATGCGCTTTCCCTCACGGCTCTGCTCCGTATCACCCTGGGCCGGGGTGGAAATCATGGACGTAGCGCTGGGATCCATCATGCCTGAGGTGAGACCAACGGTATCATCAAGGGTGACGTTACTGATATAGGTGTCATAGAACTTTTTCTCGATGCCGAGAAACCCCGCGGTGGTTTCGTTAAGTATGCGAGTCCGCATCTTGGGAAGAGGGTTCTTCGAAGACTTTACCCCCGCAACCCTCTTTCTAGGAGCGTGGTCTTTCACAGTAGATTTCGGGCGTTTGGTTTGCTTTGTCCGACCCATTATTAAGGTATAAAATTTATTGCATTTCCCAAAATTTGCTGATCCCCTCTGCCAGGGATCAGACCAAGAATAGGAGGCGGCGTAAGATCAATAATATGCCCGAACTCACGCAAACGGCGATTGAGAGGGCTGTCTTGCCAGGCAAAGTGGATATTCTCGGGATTATACCACTCGCTGGGGTGAAAGTTGGAGGTGAAGCAGATGGCGTCTGCGGTGTACTGGACACTGCTTCCCTTGGTCTCAACAAGGAGAGGAGTCGAATCAAGAACGCGAAGAAGGTCCTGAAACGGGTATTGACCTTTGAACTCGTCCCAGATGACTGTGGAGTGGGAGTCATAGTCGTCCCACCACTTTGAATTAGTTTTCCAATATGCGTCTGGAAACATCTGACGAGCCAAACGAGACTTTCCAATGCCGCTTGGACCTATGATAACGTAAATTTCAGGGACCCATGTTCTTGGTCGAGTTTTGATTCTCTTGTACTCCTTGAACGACCGGTGATACCGAATCATAGAGCCGAAGTTTTCGTCCC